CTACAACATCAATTTCAACTACGTATGCAGGAGAATTTGCAGGAAAATATATCTCTGCTGCATTATTATCAGGTTCAACTATCGCCAATGGTGGTATTGAAGTTAAACCAAACATTGCTTTTAAAGAAGTAATTAAAAGAATCGCTACAGATGCAATTGTAAAAAATGCAACTTGTGATTTTGATGCTACATCTACTGTAACTCTTACAGAAAGAATTATTATTCCTGAAGAATTTCAAGTAAATTTACAACTTTGTAAAAAAGATTTCAGAAGCGATTGGGAAGCAATTCAAATGGGGTATTCTGCATTCGATACTTTGCCTCCATCATTTGCTGATTTCTTATTGTCTCACGTTGTAGCTAAAGTTGCTGAAAAAACAGAACAAAACATTTGGAAAGGTGTTACTGCTAACGCTGGAGAATTTGACGGATTTATTACACTTACAACTGCTGATGCTACAGTTATTGACGTAGTTGGTGCTGCAGGTGGTGTAACTGCTACTAATGTAGTTGCTGAACTTGGAAAAATTGTTGATGCTATTCCTGCTTCACTTTACGGAAAAGAAGATTTGTATTTATACGTTTCTCAATCTATTGCTCGTGATTATGTACGTGCTTTAGGTGGATTTGGAGCATCAGGTTTAGGTGCTAACGGTACAAACGCACAAGGTACACAATGGTTCAACAATGGTTCACTTTCTTTTGATGGTGTTAAAATCTTTGTTTGCAATGGTATGACAAATGATTTTGCTATTGCTGCTCAAAAATCTAACTTATACTTTGGAACAGGTTTATTATCTGACCTAAACGAAGTTCAAGTTATTGATTTAGCTGACATCGATGGTTCACAAAATGTAAGAGTAGTAATGAGATTTACTGCTGCAGTTCAATATGGTGTAGGTGCTGAAATTGTACTTTACACACCAACTGCATAATCTGAATTATAATACTAAATATGGGGTAGGTAAAATTGCCTACCCTTTTTTTTAACTTTAAAATATAAAACTATGCCTTGCGATATATCATTAGGAAGGGCTGTACAATGTAAAGACAGTCTTGGTGGATTAAGAGCAGTTTACTTCATTAATTGGGGTGATGCTACAACAGTAACATATTCTGCAACTGCAGGACAAGAGGATGTAATCACTGCTTTAGGTGGTACACCTGTTGGTTACAAATATGAATTAAAAGGAACTTCTACTTTTGAGCAAACTTTAACAAGTTCAAGAGACAATGGAACTACTTTTGTAGACCAAAAATTATCTTTGGATATTAAAAAATTAACTATTGCTGACCATAAACAACTTAAACTTTTAGCTTATGGACGGCCACAAGTGATTGTTGAAGATAACAATGGTAGTTTCTTTATGGCAGGATTAACTAAAGGAATGGATTTAGTAACTGCTACTATTTCTACAGGTGCTGCAATGGGGGATTCTTCATCTTACAAAATGGAATTTCAAGGAATGGAAAAATTAGCTGCAAATTTTGTAACTGGGCCATTAACTACAGGAATACTTGCTTCTATTGTTGAAGGTACTGTAGCATAATATTTGTTTTGTTTGTTTTTTAAAAAGGTGTACTTTAATTAGTATGCCTTTTTTGTTTTAAAACAATTCTACGTTAAATTTATTATTAAATAAAATAGATTATGATAATTTTAAAAGAACAAAATACTGCACAAACTTTTAGTTTTATTCCACGTGAATTAAAAGCTACTACTATTGTTTTAAGAAATGAAACAACAGGAAGTGAAACAAATATAGCTGCTGATTTTTTCCTATCTGATTATTATTTAACAACGACAACTGTTTTTGCATTAAAAGAAAATACGTTTTATAATTTGACTATTAAAAACAATAATGATATAGTTTACAAAGATAAAGTTTTTTGTACTAATCAAAATACAGATACATACACAGTCAATCTAAATGAATACGTAGCAAACAATACAAACAACGAATTTAAAATATATGAGTAATATATCAATAGTAAATTTAAGTGCTTATACAAGTCCTGTAATACAAGAAAATAAAAAGAATGATTTTATTGAATATGGAAGTGATAATAATTACTTTCAATATTTGATTGATAGATATCTTTATAGTGCTACAAATGGTGCTATTATAACAGGTGTTGCTAATATGATTTATGGCAAAGGATTAGATGCTTTAGATTCTAATAAAAAGCCTAATGAATATGCACAAATGAAGTCTATTATAAAAGATTCTGATTTAAAGAAAATAGCTTTAGAAAGAAAACTTTTAGGAATGGCTGCAATGCAAGTTGTAATGGAAAAGAAACAAGTAAAACAAGTTTTACACTTTCCAATGCAAACATTAAGAGCAGAAAAATGTAATGATAAAGGACAAATTGAGGCTTGGTATTATCACAACGATTGGAAAAATAAAAAACCAACTGAACAAATAAGAAAAATACCTGCATTTGGATTCGGTAATGGTAACGAAGTTGAAATATACGTTATTAAACCTTATGTAAGTGGATTTGATTATTATAGTCCTATAGATTATTCTGGTGCTTTACCTTATGCTTTACTTGAGGAAAACATAGCAGATTATCAAATTAACGATTGTCAAAACGGATTTAGTGGAACAAAAGTAATCAATTTCAATAATGGCATCCCTACAGAAGAAATGAGGGATAAATTGAAACGTGAAGTACTTGGAAAACTAACAGGTGCAAGAGGTGAAAAAGTAATTGTAGCTTTTAATGCTAATGCTGAATCAAAAACAACTGTAGAAGATTTACCTTTAAATGATGCTCCTGCACATTATGAATATTTAAGCAAAGAATGTTTTGAAAAACTAATTGTAGGACATAGAGTTACTTCTCCAATGTTATTAGGAATTAGAACAGGTGATGGTGGTTTAGGTAACAATGCAGACGAAATAAAGACTGCTACGCTATTATTTGACAATATAGTAATAAAACCATACCAATTAGAAATAATTGAAGCCTTAGACGTTATTTTAGCTATTAACAATATATCATTAAAGTTATATTTTAAAACAATACAACCTTTAGAATTTATTGATGTATCAGGAATGGATGCAGAAACAATGGAAGAAGAAACAGGTGTTAAAATGTGTTCACATAATTTATCAAATGATTCTATTGCAGATTTATTAATTGAAAAAGGAGAAACATTAGGCGAAGAATGGTTAATAATTGACGAAACAGAAGTTGATTATGATACTGAAGATGAATTAGATTTAGAAATACAAAACATAAATTCTAAAAAACAAAGTACATTATCTAAAATGTGGAACTTTGTAACTACAGGAGTTGCAAGACCAACAAATAAATCTGAACAAGACAAAGTAGTTGATGGTGTAAACTTCATTACAAGATACGTTTATAGTGGAAATTTATCAGGACAAAGAGAATTTTGCAATAAAATGATAAATGCTGACAAAGTTTATAGAAAAGAAGATATTATTTCTATGGGTGGACAAGTTGTAAATGCTGGTTTTGGAGTTAAAGGTGCTGATACATATTCTATTTGGTTATATAAAGGTGGTGCAAGATGTGAACATAAATGGTTGCGTAGAACATACGCTAATTTAGATGGTGTAAAAATAGACCCAACAAGTCCAAAAGCAGAACCATTAAGCAATGCAATAGCTGAAAAATATGGATATAGAATACGTAATGAAAAAGAAGTATCTATGAAGCCAAGCGATATGCCTACAAAAGGATATACACAAGAGTATTGGAATAAAATGGGATATACAAACTAATTAAGATATGGCACAAGGACTTTTTATAAGCACAAATGATATAGTTAAATTCACTAACTTAAATGGTAATTTAGACCCTGATATATACACACAATATATTTATCAAGCACAACAATTACACATACAAAATTATTTAGGAACTAAACTATATGACAAAATTAATGATGGTATTGTTGCAGGTAATTTAGCTGCTCCATATACAACACTTTTAAGCAAATATATTAAGCCAATGGTAATACATTGGGCAATGGTAGAGTTTTTGCCTTACGCTGCTTATAAAGTATCAAATAAAGGAGTATTCAAACATAATTCTGAAAACAGTTCTACAGTTGAAAAATCTGAAATAGATTTCTTAATTGAAAAAGAAAGAGATGTTGCACAAAGTTATACAAATCGTTTTATAGACTATATGAGTTTTAACCAAACTTTATTCCCTGAATATTATCTAAATTCAAATGCTGATGTTTATCCAGATAAAGACGCAAATTTTACAGGATGGGTACTATAAAAGAAACATACAAGCCAAAAGAAACTAACGTAAAAAAGTTAGAGGTATTTTTAAACAAACTAAATAAAGACAAATAATGGCTTTAGATTTTACACATATAAAAGGAGATACATTTGAAGCAGTAAACTTTCAAATGATTGTTAATTCTGTTGCTTTAAATTTAACAGGTTGCACGTTAAGAATGCAATTAAGAAAAGAATATGGAGGAGTAATATTTCTTGCATTAACTTCTGTTGCAAGTGCAGGAATAACAATTACTAATCCCTCAAGTGGTATATTTGCAATTAATAGACAAATTATAAATTTAGATGCTTTTAATTATATTTATGATATTGAACTTATAAAAGCTGATGGTACTGTTAAAACCTATGTAAGTGGGAACTTTGTAATAACTAATGATGTAACTCGATAATGGCAAACGATATAATAGATATTAATGTTTACGAAACAACTGAAACTGTTTCAATTACTGTAAATCCAAATTTAACTACCATTAACATTAATGAAGTAACGGGTGTTGGTGGAAGTCAAAACCTACAATCTGTTACTAACTTTGGAAATACTACTACAAATTCAATAACTGCAAATTCATTTATTAAAAGTGGAGGTACAGGTGCAAATGTATTATTAGATAATGGTACAACTACTGTATTAGCTAATTTAGGAACTAAAAATGATATTAATTCCAAGCAATTACAATTAAATTATTTAGATAGAGACAATTCTATATTTGATGCTTTTTATTTAAGAACTATTGCCGATAGTGGTACATTTGAAGCATCTAATCAATTATTATCTTCTTTAGCAGTTTTACGAAATATATCTTATATTTCACAAGGATATACACAACAAATAAACGCTGATAAATTTGTTAAATTAGGTGGAGCTGCTGATGAATTTTTAATGGCAGATGGTTCAATATCTTTTGGTGGTGGTGGGGGTGGTGGTGCTACAAATTTAGCATATACTGCAAGTCCAACAAATGGAATAGTAACAAGCAATACAGGTACAGATGCAACTTTACCTTTAGCTGATGGCACAAATGCAGGTTTATTAACTGCTGCTGAAAAAACTAAAATTTCAAATTCAGTTCCATATACAGGAGCAGTATCTGATGTAAATTTAGGGGAGTTTGGTATTCAATTAGGAAATTTAGAATTTGACAATACCCCAACTAATATACCTACTGCTGCTGGTTCTATGTACTACAATGATGCAGATGGCACATTAGATTTAAAATTAAAAGGTGGCAATGTTACTTTACAAATAGGGCAGGAACAAGTTGTAAGAGTAGTTAATAAAACTGCTACAAGTATAACATTATTAGAAGCCAATTATCAAGCTGTAAGAATAACAGGTGCTCAAGGTCAAAGAATAAAAGTTGATTTAGCACAAGCCACAACTGATGTTTTAAGTTCTGAAACAATAGGATTAGTTACTGAAACAATAGCAAATAACGCTGAAGGATTTGTAACTACAAGTGGATTAATTAGAGGTATTAATACAACAGGTTCTTTACAAAGTGAAACGTGGTTAGATGGAGACATTTTATATTTAAGTCCAACAGTTGCAGGTAGAATTACAAAAGTAAAACCAACTGCTCCAAATCATTTAATTATAATTGGATATGTAATTTATGCACACATAACACAAGGAACTATTTTTGTCAAAGTAGATAATGGTTATGAGTTAGACGAACTACACAATGTAAAAATAACAACTGCTGCAAATAATAATGTATTAGCTTATACTTCTGCAACTGATATTTGGGAAAATAAATCAATAGCAACTGTATTAGGATATACACCTGCAAATGATAGTAGTGTAGTTCATTTAACAGGAAGCGAAACTATTGCAGGAGTTAAAACATTTAGTTCAAATATACTTATTCCTGCTACAGGTAATTCATTAATATTAAGTACAAGTTCTGGAGGTACAGTTAGTGGTCTTACAACAACTACTTACCCTTCTCCAGATGAGTTAATTTGGGTAAAAGGAGTTACAAGTTCTATTCAAACACAGTTTAGTGGAAAACAAGCTACATTAATTTCGGGAAATAATATAAAATCTATAAACGGAAATACGATATTAGGTAGTGGGGATTTGACAATAACATCTTCTCCATCCCAATCTGCATTTACTGTTTTAGCTAATAATACTGCTTCAAGTGCAGTTCCAACAGAACAAATATTTAAAAATGTAGCAGAACAAGTTTATACACCAACACCTGTTTGGTCTGGAACAACTGCACCAAGTGGGACAACAGACCATACTTATATGTGGTCGCAAGTTGGTAATATTGTAAATTTAAGAATTAATTTATCTTATTCTGTTGCAGGTGCAGCATTAACTTCAGTAGTTTTAGCTTTACCAAATGATTTACCAACACCAGAAACACCTTCAAGCGTTACAGTAGTAAATGATGTAGTTAATTATGGAAGTGGAATGCTTACTGCTACAAAAGTAGTTCCTGCTTCACCTACTGCTGAAGTTTGTGCATTACGTTTAAAAACTTTAGGAACACCAAATGTATTTGAAATCTATGTAGGTAGAGCAAGTGCAG